AGTCGATTAGCATATTTTTAACCTGCTTGTTTCCGCGCCGGCCTTCTTCTTCATTACCAGGAACAACCGGTTCAGGTTCTTCCACCTTTTGCGTTGGAATGCCTGTGCGCTTTGCGAAATACGCAGGATCCATTTGCAGGCCAGCGTCTTTCATTGTCTTTGCAATGGTTGCTGTGACAGTATTGCTTTGGTCTTCCTTTTCCCTGATTTCTTCTTCTTCGCCATCGTTCAGGAAAACAAATTTGTAACCGTCCGGGATATTCACCAGCCCAAGTTCGCGCAGCTTTGGGATCAGCTGGTCATTGATAACTGGTTCAATGAACCTGCCATCTTTGATTTGCTTGTCCTTCATGGCCAATTGCTGCGGGCTTTCGTTGTCGTCTGCATTCAGCTTTCCGCCGCTGCTTTTCATGGCATCCACGTGGCCTAAAATAATTTGTGACACCTTGGCTTCGCAGCGTTGTTCAAGGCTTTCATAGGCTTTGTAACCTGTGCCCGTGGTCTTGCCTTCAAGGAATTCGATTTCGTCCATTGGGTCAACAATGGCATAGCCAGCGGAACCCATGTTTCGGATGGCTGCTTCCAGTTCTGCCCTTTCGCCTTCATCCGTCTTGGTGGTCTTGCCCACGCGGTAAGGCATGGCAAACAGTTCCACAAAGTCACCGTTAAAACCAAGGGTGTTGCGCAGGAATATTTCGTATAGTGCGATTTGGTACATAAGACCATAACCGCACGGGCTTGTGCCATTATCGGATTTGGTCTTCACATAAACGTGCCAATCACTTTGTGGCTTTTCGCGGAAATCCGCACCACTGGTGGCATAAATAAACGAACCAACTTCGTGACGGTCAGGACTGATGAACCAGCGCGGAATCAGGGAAACTTCCTTCATTTGGTCGCGCTCAATATCGCCCAGGCTGATCAGTGAATAACCGAAAAACATGGCGTCCAGTGCATAGCCAAGGAAATCGCCAAACCATGGTTGGTTTTCAAAATACTGTGTCAGTTCTTCCACTTCTTTGCCCGCCTTGTCCTGGATGGCAAATTTGCGCAGCAGGGTCAAATCCTTTCTGCGTTCCATTAGTGAAAAGACGTGCCCGTTCAAGATGGTGTCAATGTAAATGCGCTGCATTTTCACCCTGAATGGGTAGTATGCTTTTTCCGCTTCGGCAACGGCATCGCGCCACATGGAAACGTCAGTGCGCAAACGCTGCAGCTGCACCGGGCTGATCACCCTGCGCAGGTCTTTTGCTGCGTCGGACTTCTGCACGTCGGTTTGGAAACCAAAATTGCTGGACTTGCCCAGCGTGGTGGTGTTGAAACCAAAGTTCTTTGCCCTGTTGGGTCGTATGGTTTTGCGGTTGCCCATTAGTACGAATTAATTTGTTTAATGTTTCCACCGTAACGGATCCGGCCACCGGTCAGTGGTTGAATGACTGGCAGGTTTGCCGTAATGTCGCCGCGTCCTGCTGCTTTCAACCAGCTTTTGGCGTCGTCATATCGTTTCACCCGTAAATCGGGAATGTTGCGCGGACTGATGCGGCTGTGTACGTGGTACAGGGTAATGTCCACCACATAAGTCAACAACTGCTGGCTGCGGTTGTCGCTAGGTGTCCAGTAGGTGGTGTTCAATATGTCGGTGTCTGCTGGAACAGAATACGCCGTTCCAGCGCCCCAAAACTGCAAACCGTTGTTCACGTTGTCGGGTTCTACGTTCAGCAGTGGAAGGTTCTGCGTTGCCCTGTACTGCAATTCCGTGGAATGACCCAGTGGACGCGTTTGTATTTGGCAGGTGTATGTCTTGCCGTTCCAGTACACCATGTCACCAACGGCATACTGCGTGTTGAAGTTGAACAGGGGTTTGGGATATTGGGCAAAGAAAATGTCGTATTGTGCGCCCAGCAAAGACCACTTTGCTGCGTTCCATGCTTCGGCCACCGTGATGGCTGTGGTGCATTTGTACACGGATCCACTGTACAAAACAAATGCGCCCAGTGCATAGGTGCTGGCTGCGCTGTAAGCGGTGGCGTTCAAATATACACGGTCAGTGGGGTTGTAGGTGCTGGCTTTGTTCCATGCGGTCAGGTCTTTGAATTCCTGGTCGGTCAGGTATTTTTGCACCAAATAGCTGCGCGCTTCTTCGATTGCGGTCAGTTCGGCAGCCAATAAAACGGACTGATCACCGCCGATTATTTGGTTCAGGTTTTCAGACTGGATTTGCTTGGCCAGGTCTTTTGCTATCAGGTACGGCATGGGGTGGACAGGTTTAACGATTAAAAATAAAGGAAAAAGTTTCAAAACAATGTTTTGTACACCTTTTTTTTGTATGGACATGAAAAAGCCCGCGTGGAAACGCAGGCCGGAATCATTTAATCAAGCTGTTTAACCCTTAAATCGGTGCTGTTGCCAGCGGTTGGACTATAAAGATACTAACGCCAACGAATACACGCCAAATTTATTTTTGTTTCTGTTTGCTGATTATCACGCACGCAATAACTACTGCGGCAATGAATGTGAATGCAAGGAATAGTGTGGTCATACTGCAAAGTTTTCAAGTGCATATTTGTCGATGTCGAACAGTTCAACACCGGCCTGATCTGTTTTGCGTTTGCTGCACCACCTGGCTGGGGTCAATCCGTTTTGCAGGCAATAGCTGCGGATCAGGTATTCCGGGGCGTTCAATGCGCCTGCCATCCGTCCAATGGTTTCAAATGTGTGGTTTTCTTTGATGTGCTGTTTTGCAGCAGTTGACAGTGTTTCGATTTCGATGTTCATATTGCGGTGGTTTAGTTTAGCAGGTACATGAATAGTGCAAAGCCAGCAACCATGCAGGCAATCACAATTTTGTCGGTTTTGGTAAGTTTCATTTTCATTCGGTTTTCTACTGCCACAACCCGATCCAGTGACGGTATCGGGTGGGCTGTTTCACGGGGTGGAAATTAGGTTGTTTTAATTCCGGTTATTTCTTCAAAAATTTCCGCATCAAAGTTTGGCAATGTGGTGAAATGCGCTTTGTTAATATCTGTCAGATTGCCCCAAAAGTTTGCCCAGGCGTCTTTCATTGGAATGGTTTTCAAATACCCTTGCGTTGTTTCCCATTTAGGGTGCGCCGCCTTTTCTTCGTCTGTCATTAAGTTATCAGGAACCCAAATTGTCGGGTCGATAGAATACATGAGATTGCAAGCAGGGTGCTGTTCCCATTCTTTCACGGTCATAGTTGATTCGCGATTGAACAATATGGCTTTTGGGTTTGGGTCGGTACAGAATGCGCCGCTGTTCCTGTAGCCGCTGTTACTGTCGCCGCTGTTCCTGTTGCCGCTGTTCCAGTTGCCGCTGTTCCTGTTGCCGCTGTTACTGTCGCCGCTGTTTACAAATCCTGTATTTTCTTTGCCTGTATTGGCGCAGCCGGATGCCAGCAAAATTTCAGCAGGGAATGATTCAAGCCATTCGTTAGTGATACACTTAGCATCAATACACCAGCCTAAATTGTCATTGACAACTTTCAGCAGTTCTTCGGGGGTGTTTGCAGACAATGCGCGTTTATATTGATCAGCACACGCGCGCCCTTCTTTTGCTTTTGCAAGTAGTTCGGATTTTAATTCGTCAAAAGTTTTCATGGTTGGTTTGTTTTAGGGTATAAACGTAGTACAAATAATTGTACTAATGCAAAAACACACCTTAAAATCACCTTAAAATTGTTCCACGTGTAACCTTGGACGTTAGTAGCTGTTTTTGCTTCGGTTGCTGCCGGTGATTGGCAGGTGTGTGATGCCGCCTTTTTGATATTTGCCGTATTCTGCGGCGAATGTGTAGCAAAGAAAGTATCGGGTCAAATCAACAAAGTGGCCATAAGGCTGATATGTAACGTGCGTTACTGGGTGGGTCACCGTCTTTTTGTCCACCTTGCCGTTCTTGTCTTCTTTTGTATTCTCAAAATCTAAAATCACTTTCCGCAATGACTTTTCAACGCCGAACGTCAAGCCAAACACTTCACTTTCCAGTATGGAATTGAAAAAGTCAGCGGACATTCTAACGGATGGGCTGGATTTTAAGACGGCACGGCGTGGGTTGAATTGCAGCAATTCAGACATGATCAGGCGGAAAAAATCGTGGCCTTTTTCCTGTTTCACGTCTTCTTTTTGGCTGGTAGGGTCGCCACCGACGTACACGGCTTCTTTATGACCCCATTCTGTCAGCTTCCTGGTTATTTCCCTGCCCATTACCTTGACGGTATTGTTTGGGTTTTCTAAGGCAAAGGCGTGGATCATGCGTGCATCCTTTTGGTTGTCGGCAACCTGAAAAATGCCGCACGGGAAATATGGGTTGACGTTTTCGTCAAAGATAAGGTGGACTGCAAGGCCGGGTGTGTACGGGAACAAGCCAGTGTGTTTTTCTGAACGCCAGCATTTAAGAAATTCCCCACCGAAAACTGTTTTGCCCCATTCGCCCAATACGTTGACCTTGTAGCTGTTGTTATTCTTTGTCCGCAGCCCTTCATATTCCGCAATCAGGTTTTCGTCACGGTAGCCATAAGTTCCGCAAGGGCTGCCAGTGATCCAGTAGTTGTCTTCGTACATTGTACGGATCAAAACAACTTTGCCGCAGGTTGACTTTTGGACAAATGAATTTTTGGAAGGCAGGACGCCGTACTGTGTGCAATCTTCAAAAACATACTTATCAACCAATTCAACTTTCACCCAGCTGTTTTCGTCCACTGGATTCCATGCTGCAAATATCTTTTGACCGGCAATTCCGCGCAAAGACAGGTTGAATTGCTCAAATTCGGACTGTTCAAAGTGGTTAAGTTCATCCAGGTACACGTATTTGTAGGATTCAATACCCTTTGCCTTTTCGGGATCGTCCAGCCCTTTCATAACTATTTCGGACACACTTGCTTGCGGTGAAGTACATAAATAGCGCCTGTCTTGCTTTTCCACAACGGGATAAAGGAACATACTATCCACTGCAAGATTGAAAGACTTTTTTAATGTGGTTGGTATGATGGCCGATTCCTTACGGTATGCGATGGTGTTGCATTCTTTGACAACGGCTTCTTTTACTAGCGCTTGACAAATTGAAATGGTCTTTGACGAAGATTTGCCGCCGTAAATCAACACCGTTCGGACTGTGTCGTCCTTTAGTATGCTGTTTATGATAAAGTAAAGCGGATTGAACCACTTTTTGTCAAATCTTATCGCCATTTCTATTCGTAGATTTCGTCTGCCAAATCCTTTCCAGCTTTCCTGACTGATACCTTGCCTGTGATGTCCAGTTTTTCGCCGTACTTCTTCGGTTTCAGCTTGCTGGCAATCCATTTTCGGGTTTCAATCCGCAGACGGTCACGCTGGACAACATTGCCACCAGTGAAGGCGGTGTGGTCTTCGTCGGTGTGTTCCGCAATGTCCAGCATATCTTCCACCAGCAGGTCGGCTTGTTCTTCTTTCGCGCGCGCGTACTGTTCCGTAAAGTTATTTGACCCGTCCTGCAACCATTTCAGGACTGTGGAAACTGCAGGCATTCCGTCCATTGCGCAGATTGTCCGCAGGCTTTTGTTGGACGTGGCGATTTGTTCGCAGATTTTGTCTGCCACTTGTTGGGTGTATGCCGATGGTCTGCCGTTTGGTTTTTTGGGTGGCTTGGGTTTTGCCACTGGCTTTTTCTTAGCTGCCTTTTTTTCGGGTGTTGCTTTTTTCAGTTCAACTTTCTTGACTGGTTGGGCTTTCTTAGGGGCTGGGGTGATTTTTGCCATGGGATAAAGTTAAATGGAAAGTTTTGAAACTAAGTTGCAAGCATTTGTTTGATTGATTTGCGCACTTGACCCAATCGGCAAACGTCATATCGGTTGAACCTGATGTTTTGTTCAATATAAAATTCCACCGTGATCAACCAGTCCAAAAGTGTTTTGCTTACCTTCCATGTGTTGCATTCCTTGCAGCAAATAACAATGTTTTCCCTTTTGTCGGATCCGCCTGCGCTTTTTGGTATCACATGGTCACGCGTCCGTCCGCCACATTTGTGGACAAGAATTTTGCAATATGCGCAAACGGTGGTGTCTTTCATGCCTTATTTTTCAATGATTGTCACTTCGCCTTCCATGATGCCAAATGATGAACTTTCTTTGAAATGATAAATGGAAACGGGTTTCGTGGTGTCTTCCTTGGTTAAAATCCAAAGGTTGTCTTCTTTCCAAGTAACGTTTGCCAGTCTGCGCCCTTTGTCAAGTGTGACCGTTTGATTTCCGCCAAAACTTTTTGCTTTCTGTTGGTCTGTGCAGCTTATGACTGCGGCTGCTGTTAAAACTGCCAGCATCAGTGTGGTGATTTTTTTCATGGTTGTTTTCAGTTTACAAAGTCGTCAATATTGGTGAAGTCGTTTTCGTCTTCAATAGTTGGGGCTGTTTTAGCTTCGTACCAAATCCATGCGTAAAAAAGAACAGCACCGGTGATGGTTGCGGTTGTCCATGGGTGGTTTATTATGAATTCGATCATGATAGGGTTTTTAAGTGTGTTTTTTTAAGGTGTTCCAAATGCTGTTTTTTATCGCCAAAGTCCAAATGACACTTTCGACACAATGCCATAAGGTTTTCGATATTGTCGGACTTTTTGCTGCCGCCCATTCCCCTGGCTTCAATGTGGTGAATATCCACGGCGCGGGCTTTGCAGATTTCGCACGGGATGAAGTCCTGTTCGCCATATCCGAAGTGGTTTAAATAAGTTTTTGTGTATGGCTTCATAAAATTTGGGCAACGGATTCATTTGTGTACAGGGCTGGCATCAAAAGAATTTCAACATCGCCAACCAAGAAAACAGATTTGCTTTCCCTTGATTCTTGAAAAATCAAAACGCATTCCTTTTCGCCCAGTGTTCTTGTTGTAAATTCAAGGGCTTCAACAACTTTCGGGAAAAAGTAGCTTTCTTTAATTTTCAAATACTGGCCGTCCGAATATTCCAAAGTGCTTGGTTTTGTGGGGTCGTTTACTTCGCCATCACCGTTGCAAATGGGGCATTCCAATTCTTTTTCGTACGTTTTGGAATCATATTCAAAATCGTATTCAACATATCCATCGCCTTTGCAACATTGGCAAATCTTGGTTGCTGGAACTTTCTTTTTTTGGCATTTTGCAAGGGCTTGTTGTATGTTTTCAAGCGGAATGGTGTGTGATATTTCTTTTTTTGTATTCAGAAAACGAATCAACATTGTTTTCGTTTTTTCGTCCGCTTCTTTCCGTTCAGGGTCGTGTATGGCTGGAATTATCGCCATAAATACGGAATCAGTTGCAACCACTTTGTCGCCCACTTTGTTTGGTGTCATCATCCATGCGCGCATTTCGTCTGTGCCGCAGAACCTTTCAAGGATTTGTTGGTGTTTATTCATGTCAGTTGTTTTGTTTTTAATGTCCATACACCAGCGCAGCAGCGTCGCGCGCGTCTTGGTTGGTGCGGCCTTCCCATTTGGCCTGTTTGAAAATAAAGTTGTTCTGTTCCTTGCTTCGTGTAGGCTTCACCGTTCTGTACCTGATATTGTGCAGGTCGCAATACTGAATGAACAGTTTGCTGATGGTTTCACAAGCGCCCACGTTCTTGGCAATCTTTTCCCTGATGTTTGCACCCTGGGCAGAATGGAAATTGCTTTTGGGGTTCAGCCAGCCAGCTTCAATGTGCGCAATGCCTTTCTGATCCTTCACCACGTCCAGCAGGTGCAGCACTTCAAAGAACCCAACCGAACGACAATCCAGCAGCTTTTTTTCTTGTGCATCCCATAAGGCGATGCCGGATTTTATTGTGTCGGGATCAATGCCCAAGTATAGTTTGGTGCTGGTCATAACTGTTCAAATTCGGTTGTGGCTTCTTGGATTTTCACGTCGATGCCGGTCAAAAATGCTTTCCTGGCATTGTCCACCAGTTCAGTGCGTTCGTGTGGTTCAAATCCCCATGCGCTTGGCATCCGGTGGTTTTTCATTTCAAAGTCAGAAAGCAAAGCAAGCATTTGTGCTTTTAGATCATTAAATGACGCAATCCTGTTGCGCAGCTGGTTGGCTTGTTCAAGTTTGATTTCGTTCATAGGTTGTAAAGTTCGGTTAGTGTTGACCGTTATTAAATTAAAATCACCTTAAATTATCAGGAAAAATATTTCATGGCTTGTTCACCTATCCATTTGCCCATGGGAACCGGAACGGCGTTTCCGATAAGTTTGTAACTGCTGCGCTTGTTCTCAAAATGGTAGTCGTCCGGAAAACCTTGCAACCTGGCATACTCACGAACAGAAAATGGACGGATCCCATGCTTTGCAGATTTGTCCACAACCATACGGGTGCCCAGGTCTTTGGCATAATGGGCAACGCAGGTCGGTGCCATTGCTTTGGGGTCTGATGGATCCACGATTATTGGTTTGTCGCGGTACTTGCCATTCACCCTGGCCATGACGTAGTCGGGAAAGTCCACCACTGGGTCTTTTTCCATCAGGTCAGCCAAACGGATCCTGTTGTTTTTCTGCACTGGTGGCTGAATGAAAAATGGTTTGCGCGTGCCGATCAGGATTAAACGGTTGCGTTTTTGTGGCAACCAGTTTGATGTTTCCACTGGGCAAAAAACATTGACGTAATAATCGGGCAGGCGTGTCATGGCTTCCATTACCACTTGAAATTTGCGCATACCTGGCACGTTTTCCACAACGTACATTTCGGGGCGTTCAATGGCAATGTGCCGGAAAAAATGCAGGAACAGGTCGTCACCAGTGCGCGTTCCGTGAATGTCTGCGATGGTTGAATATTTGGTGCAAGGATAAGTGCCCACAATGATGTCGGTTTCTTCCTGGCTTAAAACTGTTTTGTCTTTTATGTCAGCCCGCAGGACTGAATGCGAAAAATAGTGCGCGTTTGCTTCCATGCAGTCTGTTGCGTCTTTGTCCAGGTCAAGTGATTGAACAAAGTTGACACCGGCCTGCATCATGCCGATTTCCATTCCGCCTGCACCGCTGAAATATCCTTTTGCTGTTGGGGTCATTTTCTTAAATCTTTTCCGGTAAGTTGAATAAGGTTGAACATTTCGCGGACGCGTGACCGTACCCTGTACCCGTAGCGCTGTTCCATTTCATCACCGCCCAGGTTGGTGGTGATCAGTAGCCCTGAAAACGTGCGGTTGTGTAGGTAGTACGATTCGATAAAGTCTTTGAACCAGTTGATTTTTGTTCCGTAGTGGTTTATCACTTCCGGTTCTGTGCCCACGTCGTCCAGCAGGATCATGCGCTGGGTGTTCAGGTTGCATTCGCCTGTTTCGCGCACGGCGTCGGCAATTTCCAGCAGGCTGTGGATCCGTATTGGCCAAAGCGGATTTGATGCCACTGCCTTGATGGTTTCGGTTTTGCCCAGTCCAGCTGTGCCCTGTATCAACAAACCTTTGGAAAAGCTGAAACCCAGTTCTGTTTCAAACCGTGGGTCATTGGAAAGGAAAAAGCAAAGTGCTTTCACATAAAGTTCATTGGTTGGGGAAACAAAGAACTGGCCGTGCTTTTCAATAAAATGCCTTTTCATGCAGTTGTAAAACTTGTTTGCATCCCATTGTTTCAAAAGTTGGTTTCGGGCTTCTTCCCTTTCTTTTTGTTCCCGTTCCCTTGATTCTTTGGATTCTTGCGCCCAATGCTTGCGCTGGTTGGCCTGTTCCAACACTTCGGCTGGGTTGATACGTTCCCTCCAGTCAATGCCAGCAATGCGGGTCAAAACGTCTTGTGGGTGCAATCCCTTGTCATGCATTTTGAACTGGTAGTTCCGTTTTTCCTGATCAATCGCCCAGGTGATGGCTTGTTCCTTTTCGGCTTCGGTCAGAATATCGGGCAACGGTTCAGATTTTGGTAAGGGTTGACCCTGGCTTTGCTGTATCGGCAGCAGTTCGTTGATTTGCTTTTCCATTAGGTTGTTTTTTTATCCAGTTGCGGAAGTGTTGTATTTTGTCGGAATGGCCGTTGTGGAATTCGCCTTCGCTGTGAATTAAAAATACTTTCCAGTATTCCTGCACTTGTTCTTTTGTTAAATCGCGTTGACCGGTGATTTTTACAAATTCAATCGTTTTGCCTATTTCATTTTCATTTAAAATTTCAATTTCATTTCTATTTTCATTTTCATTTTCTAAAGGCATAACCGCGGCAGATGCCGTGGCATTACCGGATTGAATGCCGCGGCGTCTTTCCCAACCATCAACGGCACGCTGGCGCTGTTTTTCGCTGTGCGATTTGCGCTTTTCCATTTCTTCTTCCAGCCGTTCATTGTAAAAAAAACCGTCTTTGTCCTGCCGGAACTTTGCCAGCACGTCTGCCGTGGCATTGCCGCAGCATAGCCGTATCATTTTTTCGGTCAGGCGTCCTTTTTGGTGATGGACGCACAAAAGGGTGATGTATTGGCCGCGTTCTTCCATGGTTAGGTCTTGAATGCCGGAAAGAAAATCACTGCTGTAAAAAAGAAATGCTGGATCCTTAGCCATGGCACTGTTCCTTTTGCACACTGGCATTTAGTATTTTACCCAACTTTAAAATGAAGTACATTTCGGCAGGATCAGCGCCCCAGTTTGAATTCCCTTGCCCAAAGTCTATTCCTAAACATTCAATGATAAAACGGGGCGAATTTGGGCTGTAACCGTTCACAAATTCGATGGCATCAAATTGCTGAAATTCAGGTTTAAAATGCAATATTCCTTTATTGTCTAGGTCTTCGGCATTGGTTAGAAAACGGCCAATCCAATACTGCTTTATTTCCCGGTATTCTTCTTTTTTAACGCCTGATTTGATCATGTCAAACCATTGTTTTTTCAGCGTCAATCGCAGTGTTTTCATAGTAAAAAAATAGCCCCAAGTCGCAGGGAAGTTGCAAAATGGGGCTGGTTAAAATATTAACCTTTAAACCGGTTCTGTGCTTCCCTTCACTGAACCAGTCGCAGCGTAAAAATACGCAAACAGTTTTCAAACAACCAAACAAAGTTTTGGTCGTCGGGCAAAAAAATATCAGAATAAGACTGGCTGCCAGTTTTCCGGTCTTTCTATCCAATACGACACCGTGCGATTTGTCACCGGATCCACGCCTTTCCTGTCCATCACTATTTTGCCCAGTTCTACCAATTCGCCACGCCTGGGTGTCACGCGGTTGATAGGCCAGTTTAGGAATTCGGACAGTTCACGATCATTGCAAGTGCCCAGCTTGCGGATGGTAAGCAGTACCAGGTTGCGGCAATATGCTTTGTCTTTGGGGTTGGCTTCGTAAGCAGGTCGGCTGCTGATGTTGTCGTATGGCATTGGATATGGTTTGGTGTTAATCAAGGGTTATGACGAAATAAAAATAACCGTTCAATTTTTTTATGTCTTCCGCCCACTTGCGCATCAATTCCCTGCGCTGTGTCCGGTTGGTGAAAGTGGACGTCCGTTTCAAATCCAGCCCGTCATAAAGCTGGATTTTTCCGCTGACGTCCTTCCACACTTTCCCATCTATGTTTTTAGGCGCGCCCATACTAGAACGGTAAATCGTCCACCGGTTCACCCGCTGCGGGTTGTTGTTCGTTGAAATAGGTTTCAGCCGTGTGACCACCCGCTGGTGGTGCTGCTGCGGCGGATCCTGCGGCACGTTCTAATTTCCAGCATTTCAGGGCGTTCATCACACCTTCTTTGCTTGGGTCGTCCTTTTTTGTCCAGTGGCGGCCACGGACAGAAATGGAACAGTCCACCATGTCACCAGCGTTGAAGTTGTCCAGCGTGTTGCAGTATGCCTGCTGTGCTTCCACTTCAAAAGTGCTGGGGTATTCACCTTCGGTTTCTTTTACCCAAAACTTGCGTTTCTCAAAGTTCCCGAACACTTCGCCAGGGAAGATGCGGACAATCTGCCCGCGGATTTTTAATTCTGCCATTTTATTTGGTTTTTGATTGTGCGTAAACTATTGTTTTGTTCACCAGTTCAGACACCGCAGCGTGAATGCCTTTGTACTTGGCAGACTTGAATTGGTATTTGGTTTTGATGGCGTCAAGGTCATTGATCATGTCAGCAAACTTGTCTTTGTCACCCTTGGACAGTTCAGCTTCCTGTGTCGCCAACTGGTCTGCTGCCTGTTGTCTTTCTGCGGCTTCTTTGTCGTCCAGTTCTTTTTGCAGACGTTCGCGTTCCAGCTTGTCCGCTTCGGCTTTCTGTTCCGCTTGCTTGCGTTCTGCAGCTTCCTTGATGTTCTGTTCCTTTTTCAGTTCATAGGCGTGGATTTTTTCGGCTAGTATCAGGTCAAAGTCTTTGTCGGATAGTTCCCACAAGGTCATTGGATTGCATGGTTCACCGAAACCGTTGTATGGTGCCAATTCCTGCCAGCGTTCTGTGTTGATGCGTTCGCGTTTCTGCATGGCTTGCTGCTGTTCTTCCTGCTGCTGCAATAGGCGTTCGTTTTCCACGCGCAATGCTTCGGCCTTGTCCGCTTCTTCCTGATCACGTCTTTGGCGTTCAATTTCATCCTGCTTTTTCTTGTCTTCGGCTGCCTGTTTCTGCAGCTTGGCACCAGCCAGCAGGTTGTCGAAGTCTTCCTGGGTGATTTCGCCCAGGTTGATGTTGGCAATCATGTATTCGCGCACGTCCTTTGAAAGTTTTTCCCTTTCCACGCGCAGGGTTTCGCGCTGTTTCAGTTCAAACAGTTCCTTGAACTTTTCCTGCTTTTCCAGGTGTTCTTCAATGGGTTTGATTCCGGCTTCAATCAGGTTGTAAATACCCTGAACAGCGCGGCCATAACGCAGGCTTTCAGCTTTCAGGTCTTCACGTACCTTGTCAGCACCAGTGCGAACCTTGCGCAATGCCAGTCGCGCTTTGCGGGCTTCTTCCATGGCTTCGGTCTGTGATATGTCCGTCACCACTAGCGTTTCCGCCTTGGCCTTCCATTCGTCAATCTGCGCCTGAAATGGCATGAATTTGTCAATGATCAGGGCGGCGGTGTCGTCCTGCAACTGTTCTTTCTTAGTGATGGCAACCAGTTCAAGTGGTTGCAGTTGTTCTGTTGTTTGCATGGGTATGGGTTAGTTGTTTAACAAAAGGTTTTTGGCCAACATGACGCGCGCAGTCAGTGCGTCGATGTCTTCCTGTGGCACCACAAATTCAAAGCGGTTCAGGTTCTGATAATATCCACCGTCCGGCAGATATGGCAAAAATGCGCTGGGGCTTTCCGTGATGAAACGATAGTGCCATTGGTCTTCGCCTTCGTAGTTGGCCGCCATGTCGCGGATTTCGTCAAGTTCTGACAGGTAGGGCATATAGCTGATTGCTTCGGCGTTGGTCACTTGGTTGATAACGGCATTTGAAACCAGCTGCCAGTATTCTTCGGGGCATTCTTCACGCAGGCGGTCAATACTGCCAGCCATCAGAACGTCAGTGAAAAGCGCAAAGTTTTTTGGTTCATAGCACTTGATTTCAGCAATCCTTTTGCCTGGCACAATCAGGTCTTTTGATCCTGTCCAGTGGCTGATTGTTGGGTGCTTGTCCGTTTCCTGTGATGTCAATTCGTAGCCGAACGGCAGCAGGTCAAACACGCGCTGTTCCATAAACTTGCCCCATGCCATTGTCTTGGAATAGGTTTCAATTGATACGGAACGACCCATGCGCAATTCGATTTTCTTTTCGGCGATGTAGGTCAAACCGGGGGCGCCAATGCCTTTGCCGGTTTTGTCGTTCTTCATCAGCTTGTGGATCTGTGAAGACGTAAAATTTCCAATTCGGTTGATGTTTTCAATCATGTTTTTAAATTGATTCGGTTAGTAATTGCGCCCTATTTTCAGCGGTTAGGGTGTACCGTGCTTCGATTTGGTCAATGGTGCAGCTGTTTTCTTTTAGCGCCTGCACTGCGCCAGCCCATTTGGGTGATGTTGGGGTAAGTTCGGGCAGGGTGGGGGCTGTGTTGCGGATGCGCAAGCATTCCACGTCTTCGCCTTTCAGCTTGGTTTGTGATACAAAAAGGGTGATTTGCTTTCCCTTCCAGTTTTCGATGTACGGGGTTTTGAATAGTGATGTAATGGTTTTGCAATTGGTTCGGTTCAAGATCATTGGCTTTTGCCCTTTCAAGTATGCCACGGTGCATTCTTCTTTGCGGCCAGCGTCACCAGTGACCATTTCGCGTTTCACTTCCACAATAGTCACGGTCAGGTCTTTGCCTTCTTCCATAGAATACGCGCCGATGTAGTCGGGGTTCGTTAGCTTTTTCCAGTGGGTCAATTTTTTTTCAGTGCTCATTTTTGTTGCTTTGTTATGTTAGAAAAAGAAAAACCAAATCAGCCAGGCCAAGAAAATCAGGTATCGGATAGCTTGCCAGTCAACGAATGGCCTGTCCAATTCGTCGGGGTCTTTGCTGCGGTAGTTTACAGGGTGCATTGAATACAATTTTGCAGCAGTTCGGGGTCAATGCCGAATTCAAACTGTTCGTTCCCAACTTTGTCCGCCTGCATGGTGTTCATCAGCTTTTCCATGGTGTTGGCATAGCTTTCAGTAATACCACGCAAACGAAGTTTCAAAATGTCTTTGCTTTGTGGCATTTCTGATTCGTTGATCAGTTGCACAATTGCTTCGCGCCTGGACAGGATGCCAGTGGCTTCCATGTGCAGTGATTTCAGTTTTGCTGTTAATGTTTCTTGCATTTGTTAAGGTTGAAACGGTTTACAAATCGGGTGTTGCGTCCGCGCCTGCGGTAGTTGTGGTACTTAAAAAATCCGAAATAAATTTTCATTGCTTCGTCGTTTGTTAGTGCAACTTAGTACAAATATTTGTACTTTGCAAACAGTTTTAAAACTTTTAAGGTGATTTTAAGGTTGGGGCAAAAAAAAGCCCGCCAAATAGAAATAAGGCGGGGGGTTTCTAACGATTGCAATATGCAAAAAAGGGTGTGATCAGCTAAAAGGCGCTTTCTTTGGGCGCACCCATTCGCACCATTTCAGCTTTCAGGCGGGCGATGCTGGAACGCTTGAACACTAGCAGTTTGCCTTCGTGCTGGTAGTCAAGGCCACGAACCAAAAACCAGTTCAAGTTGATAGGCGGCACGGCGTCCGCAGCTTCAACCATTCGGGTTTGGATCCATGTTCTTTTC